ATGAACGACAAGTATATTCTGCACATCACGACCGTCGAGCCGGAAACGCTCCGGCGCATGCGGCGGGCGATTCGGCACAATCGGCGAGGCATAGGTCTGCTCTGCGCCGGAATGAGCTTTCTGGCGGCGGTTACGGCATGGCAGGAGGCGCGCATCATGCGATTGATAGAAAATACGCACAGGGATGAAATGGCGGGATGACAAGTGATCGACTTTATGAGGGTCTCCACCCGACAGACGAAGAACGGCCTTACGGAGGTCTATCCGACGTTCATCATTCGAAGCCCAAGCCAGCATCTGATGATCCGCGGCGGCGATTTCTACGCTATCTGGGTGGAGGAAAAGGGTCTCTGGTCGACCAGCGAGCAGGACGCCGTTGACCTGATCGACCGCGAGCTGGACGCGTATGTGAAGGAAAACGCGTCTCAGCTTACTATAACGCAGCCAAGGCCGCGCAGGAAGCGAAGACCTTCACCGAAGCCATCGTCTCGACGAAGGACGCGGTAAGCTCCGGCTGGATGAAAACCTTCGAAATCATATTTGGCAACTACGAAGAAGCCAAGGAGATGTGGACAAACCTCGCCAATTTCCTCTGGGAGGCATTCGCGTCTGGCTCTGGGAGCCGTAATAAGTTAATGGAGGAATGGAAGGAGCTCGGAGGCAGGGACGACCTGATCAAGGGCGTCAGCAATTCGCTGCGCGCCATTCTCAACATCGTCACAGCCCTTAAGGGCGGAATTGCCGAGATATTTCCAAGCCCGGACGCCACCCAGCTCGTCGCGCTGACGAAGAAGGTCAAGGAATTCGGAGACATGCTTCTGCGCCTTTCCGGAGAAGAGTACTCTGAGACGGAGCTTGAGGTGCCGGTGAAGGTAAACCCCGATCCGGAAGCCCTGAAAAGAACCCTCAAGCGTGACATGGCCGGCGATGACGTTAAGGCGCTGCAGGAGCGGCTTACCTCGCTCGGCTACAGCATCACGGATTTCGAGCTCGGCCGTGGATATTTCGGCGTAGCAACGCGCGACGCGCTGAAGCAGTTTCAGAAGGATCTCGGCCTGGCCGCGGACGGCGTTTACAATGAGGACGTGCACGAAGTTCTCTGGAACAAGTTATTCCCACCAACGGAAACTACACGCGTCGAGAAAACGGTCGAGCGCGTATCAGTCTTCAGCAGTGCGTTGGAACGGTTGAAACGCGTCGCCCGGGGCGTTGCCGCGGCGGCGGATATTCTCTGGAAGGGCATCAAATTCGTCGGAACCGTCGCTTTCTCCGTCCTGAAGGTGCTCGCACCTCTCGCCGACGCCCTGCTCACCATTCTTGCTGCAATCGGCGACTGCTTTGTCGCGCTCGACAAGGGACTGGGGGTGTCCGAACTCTTTTCCGGCGTACTTGCCACGATCATCGGCTGGCTTGAGCCCGTCGCAAAGGGGGTTCGGAAGGCGTCCGACGCGCTGCTTGATTTCTTCGGATTGGGGAAGAAGGAAAACGGAACAAACAAGTCCCTGATGACCTTCTCGAAGCTCTGGAGCAACATCAAAGGCAAGCTGAAGGACTGGGGCGTATGGGACGCGCTCACAAACGCATGGAATCGCCTTTCTGAAGCCGCCGGAAAGCTTGGCAACGCGTTCAAACAGCTTTGGGCGTCGACCAAGGTTGCCTGGCAGAACCTGAAAGCCGCCATCGGCGAAAAGTTCCCAACACTCTTCGAAAAGACCAAAACCGGCGCCGCAAACCTCTGGTCAAAATCCATTACCGCTATTGGCATCGGGCTTTCCAAAGCCATTGACTTCATAACTTCCATCATTCAAAAGCTCCCCGCCATCAAATCAAAGGTTGCAGAATTCGCCAAAACCGCGTGGACCTTCCTGACCGACCTGTGGTCCAGGCTGGAGGTTTCCGAAAAGTTCGGCGGTATCGCAGCCAGGATTTCCAATTTCTTCCGCACCCTTTGGAACGCAGTGTCTGAGTTCTTCATCGGCGGAAGGGGTGACACTTCCAGCGAAGAGGCGAAGGCCGAAAAGAAGCTGTCCATCTTCGCGAAGATCGCCGAAACCTTGAAAAACGGCTGGGATAAAGTGAGCTCCACGTTCAAATGGGTCTATAATGGAATCACCACCTTATGGCGAAAAATCGGAGGACTTGACGGCATCATCGATAACGCATGGATTCTCCTCCTCGCGGCGCCTGCGGTAGCGCTCCGCGTAGGGATCATCGTCGAGCGCCTGCTCAATGTAGATGGTGCGAATATAAAGGTTCTTTTCATGGTTGACAGGGTCGTACTCGTAGGGATTGAGCACGACATTCACGTTTTTCACACGCATGTCGTCGATGCAGGCGACGGTGTCCTCGTTCAGAAGCACCGGGTCGCCGTCGTCCTTGACAAGATAGACCTTTGGCGGGTAGCGCACCGGGTCGCCGCTGCGCGTTCGGTATTTGAGAATCGCGGTCACGAAGTACTCCGGCTCGAATTCCTCCGGATCCTGATCTCTGAAGGGCTTCGTTTCGCGGACGCGGATGCCGTCCTTGATCAGGTCGCGAACCAGCTCGGGATCGCGCACCAGTATGTTGGCCTTGCGGCGGATATCACCGAAGCGATCCTTCTCCGGATCGCCGGCAAAGTTCGTGCCATACACGAAGCGGGTGTCTTCAAGGTTGATTGTGTTAATCATGACATTTCTCTCCTTATATATATTCTGGTCGAAAAGAAAAAAGCGAAAGCGCCGTGTGATGGGCGCTCCCGCTTTTTTTGGAGTTACTCGGTTTTTTTGTTGGCCAGACTGTTCGCTTTCTCATCCAGAAACATGAGCGCCGTCTTGAATCCTTCTCGAAGCTTCTCATCCCGAACGATCGACAGAAAGTCGTTGATATGCTCGAGGCAGTACCAGCCAATTCGGGACGCGAGATAACCAATACCCTGTCCGATCAATAGATCATTTTCGTCAAATCCCGAAATGGCGAGACCACTGCTCAAGACACCCACGAAGTCCATCAGGTCTTCGAGCACGTTGTCAGAAGTACTCTCGAGAATGAACGGAACAAGTCGCTCCGCCATGTCCTCGTCAATGTTTATGTTTACCTTGTTCGTCATAGCCTTTTCCTCCTTAATTTTCCATAGTTCTCCATAAAGAGGTCTGTATTTTTCGCGTCAGCCCTCGGGCGGCACGTCGTAGGGGTCGTCGGAACGGAACCATTCGGCGTCGCCGTATTGGGATATTGCAGAAACGGCGGCGTCAACCTGCGCCTGATAGAAGGAGCGGTCGATGGAGTCCTCGAGGCTCAGGCTCCGCACAATTTCCGATTCCATCCAGCGATAGCCGCTTGAGTTTGTCGCCGCGGCGTACCTACCGCCTTCCTCGCGCAGCAGGATCCCTCCGCCGCAGCCGGGCTTCACCGGCGCGAATTCGCCCACACGCCCGACGAAGCGATAGCTGTGTCCGGCGGCGATGCGCTCGAGCAGGTCGTGCTCCTGCTCCGGCGAAATATCTCCCTTCTTTCGAAGCTTCACCAGCTCCCTTTCCTCGGCGCTTACGTCCGGCAGCGCTTCGTTCATGTCCAGATACAGGGAGCCGGACACGGAGAAGGTTTCGCACAGGTCGGAAAGTTCGATCGGCTCGTGGCTGAACAGGGTTTTGAACACGTAGGGAACCGCGAACTGCTTGCCGGTCGCCGTCCAGCCGAAGGGATGCTTGCGCACATCGTCCGGAATATAGCCATACCTTTGCGTGCAGCGCTCGGCCGTGTCGTAGCGGGCAATGTACACGGCGTCGTTCACCAGACACATGCGGTCGTAGGTAGCTTCGTGCTCGAAGGTGTAGCCGTAGCGCCGCCCAAATTCCATGACGAAGGATATAATTTCGGGCGTGGCGTCCGGTATCTTGATGGAGTCCGTCTTGATGTGCGCCACGGTGAAGCCGCGCTTCTGCACCTCGTGCTTCAGGTCGACCATGAACAGCGCGCCGCGCTTGGCGACGATGTTGTCGCGATTTCGCGGGTCGCGGAACGCGTTGTCGAACGCGGCGCTGGTCAGGCCGTACACGGAGTTGATCGCCGTCTTCAGCGCGTTTGCCAGCTGCTTCGCCGTCATTTCGCCGTCCTTTACCTTCTGAATATAGGGCGTGAGCTTGCCGTCCAGAATGTGATTCACATCGTCCCACGCTTCGTGCTTGATGCTCACGCGGCCATCCACGATTTCCTTGAAACGCGCGGTGAACCGCGGGCCGAACAGGCATTCCGCGATGACGCTGTGAGGGTGCATGCTGGAAACGTCGAGCAGCGCGACATTGCCGTACATACCCGGTTCGGCGTACACGTATCCGCCCTCGCCAACCTCCTCGCCGCGATAGGTGCTCACGAAGTTCCTGCGGCTGTCGTCGTCCGTCGCCGCCTTTTCCCGCCGGCTGTACGAATATCCGGAGAAATAGGGGAGAAGGCTTTCGGCTTCGCCATGCCTTTGCGCCATCATGTCCGGACAGGCGTTTTTCAGGAACGCTTCAACCTCCGGCATGAGCGCCTGCACCGGCTGGCTCAGATCGCGATAGAGGAATTCGGACTGCGGTTTTTTCAGCCGGTCGAATATGATTCGGGTGGTCAGGCTGTTGGTGGTGTCGTTCACGGTCATGCCGGCGAGGTCGGCCAGAATCTGGCGCGCCGTCCAGTCCGCGGACAAGTGATGGAACACCGCCTCGGTGGCGAGCACGTCGTTATCGCAGTATTCGGCGACCTTCGGCCAAAGTTCCTCCGGAACCGGCCTGTCCCACGGAAGTCCCAGCTCCTGATGGTGAATGCCCAGTTCAATTTCGAACTTCTTCAGGCTCTTCCGGTTGCTGGCCGACGCGAAGTCATACACGTCGGTATAGCTCACGTTGTACGCCTCGCCGAAGAACGCGTCCGAGCGCTTGCCGCCGCTCACGATGCGCTGGCTCAGATTGTAAAGCTGCTCGTTTGTGTAGCCCATGAACCGCGCGTACAGAATATGATTGTCGTACCTTCGGCAGTTGAAGCCGACCAGCCGGTAGCGCATCAGATTCTCGATTTCCTCCGGCTTCGGGTTGATCATCCGCACGACGGGATTGCCCTCGCCAGACAGCTTCCAGTTCACCAGAAACAGGTTGGGGAAGACCTCCACGTCGTAGAACACCATCGGCTGGCTGTCGGCCGCGCCGCCGGGGCTTCGGTCGTCGCTTTTGAACTTCATCCACGCGACCTTCTTCAGGCATTCGTCGGCATGATGGGTACTTCCCGCGGCGAAGCCGATGACAGCGTTTTTCATGTCGCTCACATCGTAGCTCAGGCCGCTTGCGTGCGCGTCCTCCAGAATCTTGAATATGAAGTCGATGCTGGGCTTGGTGCCGGGGTGAATCTCCTTCGCCAGATTGCGCTGAATCAGGCTGCGCAGTCCCTTTTCGCTTTGCACCGCGTTGAAATCAACCGTTTTCCTCGCCTCCTTCAGCGGCAGTCCCTGCGTAAGCGCGGCAATCGGGCGGTCGTTGCACAGCGTGCGCCTTCTGCGAAGACTGCTTCCGCCGGTAAAGACCTTGATCTCGATGTGCTCCGCGTACAGGCGGCTGAGCCGCGTTACGTCGCCATCGTAAATATAATGCAGGTGAATCGCCTTGCCGCTCTGACTCACCTCCGCGTACGTCGGCGGCCACTTGGCGGCTTCCTCCAGATTCTTCGCGAAATCCTTTTCGCCGTTCGCGCCCGGAATATCAAAGTCGATCACGATGACGTTCTCGGGAATTTTCACGTAGTGCGTCCGCGATGTGTCGAGCGATTTCAGCGTCGTCTTCACGTTTTCCCACTTCACGCCCGGCGTTCCCGCGTCGGTGGCATATTGCGCGGGGCAGTCCGCGAAGCGCTGGTCGAACAGGGACGGCTGTTCCTTGAGACCCAGCACCGGGGGCTGCGTCTGCGGCGCGCTCGAAGGCGCGGGATTTTCGGCTCCGAATTTCTCCACTCGAAAGCCGCGGTATCGACTGCGCACGCGCGTGCCGTCCGGCGTCTGCTCGCGCTCGGCGTACTCGTGAAAATAATTCTTCAGTTCCTCCTTGAACGCGCGAAGGGAATAGGGGTAGGCGACCTTCGCTTCGTCGCAATAGGTTTTGTACATCGCCCATGCGGCCTTCAGCGTGGTTTCGTTTTCCTTGCAGAAGACCGGCCAGCTGTCCAGCACGAAGTTGTAGAAGTCGTTCGACGCGCTGAGCATGCTGGTTGGAATATACTCGTCATACGCGTTCGGATTTGCCATGTACACCTCAAGGCAATGCTGCGCGATCGCGCCCAGCTCGAACTCGATCTGCTTCCTCAGCCGCAGATATACCCGGTTCTCCAGCTTTTCGCCGGTGGGCGTTACGTCGATCAGGCGGCGAAGCAGACCACTCTTCGCGTCCGTGATCTTCACCTGCTGGTTGAAGTTGATGTCGAAATCGGTGAAGTGCGTAATTTCGCCGCCCTTGGTAGCGCCCAGGCTGTAATCGGAAAGATTGCACATGAGACCCAGCAGTTTCTTTTTCTTGCTGTCGCTGGTAGTGCGCGTCAGTCCCTCGAACTGCTCAACGGTAATGATCTCGCCGACGTTCAGCGCGGCCTTGAGCTCGTTCACATTGTCATAAATGCGGCGGCCGTTCATGTCACGGGCAAGCAGCATCACGTTTACCAGGTGCGGCGTGCACCAGAAGTCGGGCGTAGCGGAACCCTTGTACTTTTCGCGCGCATAAAGCAGGGTCTGAATGACCGCTTCGGCGTAAACGTAATTCTCACCAAAGTAGGCCGAGGTATTCGAGCCCTGCAGACTGGCCTTCATGGCCGCGATGTCGACATCCGTGTGAAGCGTATACAATTCGTCGTCGGTCCAGACGGGGCGAATCTTGGTAGGATCGATCTTGCCGTCGGCGCCTTCGGTGCGACCATCGCCAACCAGAATCGCGGTCGCAAGCTCCTCGTTCAGATTCATGCGGTCGATGTTGTACATGTACTGAACAACGTCGAAATCCTTGATGTCGATAATATCATCGCGGTCAAGCTTGCTCTTGACGTAGATGGTCTGCGGATCAGTGGTGCGCGACAGCAGACTCAGGTTACCGCGAAGGCTCTTCTGCTTGCCCTTCTGATAACCTGCGGCACGCAGAGCGCTGATGTCCCGCATATCCGTCTGGCGGGTGCGAATTCGAGAAATCGGGCTCTTATGTACCTTCTTAAGTACCTTCGCAACCCAGCCCTGATCGTCCGTCAGCAACTCTGGAGCGCCGGGGCGGACATCCTTGTATTCGGGGAACAGCGTAGAGATGCTGTTAAAGCCAAGATCGGCGTGAGCCAGATCGTTACCAGTCTCATTGGCGTACAGTTCCAGCGCCGCCTTCCAGCTGCCGACGCCGCTGCTCTTTGCGGTGGCAAGGATTCGCTCCTGATCGGCGTGGCAGAGAGTCGCGGCCTGGGTGTTGGTTTCCGTATCAAACACGTTGTGCTTCATGTGTTCATCCTCCTCTTCTCCTTCGTCGGAGTTGGTTTTGTTCGTTTTCTTTTCAATCGCTTCTTCCAGAATGGCATACATGACGAGCTTCTGCTTGTCCGTCATCGTATCGAGGACATCGCCGACAGTCTCGTCGTCTTCATCGTTCTCGTCATCATTCTTGTCATCGTTCTCGTCATCTTTCTCAGCGGGCGTGTCCGCATGAACAAAGCCGGTTTCGATCGATTCGCCGGTATAAAAGACACCCTGCTCGCGGTCTTCTTCGATCGATCCGTCGCTGTGAATAATGGTGGAGTCGATCATGGCTCGCATTGCCGGATACGGCCGTCCCGACTGGGGGGTGGAAGCAGCAGACGCGCCTGCGGCGGATCCGGCTGCTCCGAAAGCCAGGCATATTCTGGTGAAGGCGAATTCCGTGAACCTGCGCGCGGGCGACGGTGTGAAATACGCAAGCGTCGGTCACGCGAACAGGGGTGCGCGGCTCGAATGGGTCGCGACGGCGCGAAACGGCTGGTACGCCGTGCGCAAGGGCGCGCAGGTGGCGTGGATTTCGGGCAGGTATGCGGCTCTCGAAGGCGGTGAGGGCGCGTGAGTTCATGGGTTCAGATGGCGCTGACCGTCGTTTGCGCCGTGATCGCGTCCTCCGGCTTCTGGACGTACATTCAGAAGCGCAGCGAAAAGAAGGACGTGAAGACGCGCATGCTCGTGGGACTGGCGCATGACCGGATTTTGTTTCTGGGGATGAACTACGTCGAGCGCGGGTACATCACGAGGGACGAATACGAGAATCTGTACGAGTATCTTTACCGTCCATACGAGAAAATGGGCGGAAACGGCTCGGCCAAGCGCGTGATGCAGGAGGTAAACAAGCTTCCCATTCGCAGCTGGCCGACACACGACAGTGAATAAGGAGGAAAGGTCAAAATGAAATTGAGCAACCGGGTGTATGACGTTCTGAAGTGGATCGCCCTCTACCTGCTGCCCGCGCTGGGCACGCTGTATTTCGCGCTGGCGGGCATCTGGGAATTCCCGTACGGCGAGGAGATCGTGGGCACGATCACCGCGCTCGACACGTTCCTGGGCGTACTGCTGGGCATCAGCACGGCGCAGTACAACCGCGAAAACGCAAACGGATAGAGACAGGCCGAGACCGCTCTCCTTGCCGGGAGCGGTCTCATTCACAATTATATTTTCGCAGACGCATACCCCATTCACGGAGGGATTGACATGCTTCGGAATGTGCTTTATACTCTGAAACGGATGAGATCAGCGAACCTTGACAATCGAATGGAGAATAATGGTTCCTCATTTCAGGAGGGCATTGGAATGTCGAACCGCATCAAACGAAAGGTCACGATAAACGGCGTCACGCGGTGGATTTCCGCCAGCACGGAGCAGGAATACGCCGAAAACCTGATGAAGCTGGCTGGAGCGCAGCCGGTGAACACGACCGCCGCCCCAAAACACAACTTTCGCGCATACGCCAAAAACTGGTTTGTCATCTACTCGAACCCGAACATCGAGCGCGCGACGGCAGAGACGTATCAGCGGCAGCTTGCGTGCCACATCTACCCACGTCTCGGCGAGATGGACATTGAGGACGTTACGACCGACCACATTCAGGCGTTGTTCAACGGCATGAACGCCGCGAAGGCTTCCAAGGACAAGACGCGCATGGTGCTGAACATGATCTTTGAAACGGCGCTGGACGAGGGGATTATCGCGAAAAACCCCATGAAGAGCCGACGGCTGAGGATTACGGGACGAGCCAGCGAGCCGACGGAGGAGTATTCGATCGAGCAGATGAGGTATCTGGTGCGGCATATTCCGTCTGTCGCGGACGAAACCGACCGCGCCTACCTTGCCCTGCAGGCGCTTCACCCACTTCGGCTGGAGGAGGTGCTCGGACTCAAGTGGGAGGACGTCGACCGCGAACATATGCGGCTGCATATCTGCCGGGCTGTTACCCATCCGACGCGAAATATGCCGGAGGTCAAAATTCCGAAAACGAAGGCGTCCATTCGAACAATCGGGCTGTCCCGTATCGCGCTGGAGTTCCTCGGCGAAGGGAAGCCGGGCGAATTCATCATCGGTGGGGAGAAGCCGTTCAGTTATACGCAGGTTCGCAGAATGTGCGAACGAATTCGCCGCGATACCGGCTTCCAGGATCGGATCACCCCTATCCGCTTCCGCACCACCGTGCTGACGGACATTTACGATCAGACCAAAGACATCAAGCAGGCGCAAGCTGCCGCCGGCCACACCACTGCCGCCATGACGCTCAAGTATTACGTCAAAGGCCGCAGCGGAACACATGAGGCCACAAGCGCCGTCGAGCGGGCATATGGCATTGGCTGATGCGAAAATTGCTCGGAAAGTTGCCGCGTGAATCAGCCCAAAAAGCCTTATATTTCCTGCCTTTTTGGCCCCTTTTCGCGAGTCAAAATTGCCAGAAAAGTTGCCGTGAAAACCTGAGGTCAACAAAAATGCAGGATCAGAAAGCGTTTCTTGCATTTCTATCGCAAAATTGCCCCAAAACGCAAGAAAAAACCGCCATCTCTGGCGGTTCTTCCAAGCTGATGACCAGATTCGAACTGGTGACCTCATCCTTACCAAGGATGCGCTCTACCGACTGAGCTACATCAGCACGTTTCTTGAACGCGAGAGTTATAATACCACACGGGCGCTTGATTTGCAATAGGATTCGACAAATATTAACACAGGAAAATTTCAAGGGCAAGCCGCTGTTTTCCATGAGATGTGGAATCCATTGGAAAAACCGGCGCGGGGCAGGTGGTATAATCGGATCATACAGAACGCGGGAGCGCGTGCAATTCGGCAGAGACACAGGGAGGCTGATGATATGGCAGGATCGGATCGAATCATTCGCTACAACGGCGACATGGAGACGCTCGCATGGAAATATCCGGCGCAGAAGCTGATGACCTCCATGAGCGTGATGGTCAACAATTCGCAGGAGGCCGTGCTGTACGCGGGCGGCCGGGCGTGGGATTGTCTGGGCACGGGGCTTCACGAGCTTTCCCTGCACAAGCTGCCGCTTTTCAGCAAATACAAGCCCCTGCCCGCGGATGGGCTTACGCCCTTCACGGCGGAAATCTGGTACGTGAACAAGGCGGCGACGCTGGAGCCGCGCTGGGGCACGAGCTCGCCCATTCAGGTGCGGGATCCCAAGCTGGGACCTTGCAGCGTTCGCGCGAACGGTCAGTTCGGCGTTCAGATTCTGGACAGCGGCGTTTTCCTCACCCGTCTGGTCGGCACCCTGCCCTCCTTCTCCATTCAGGATGTGACCCGCTACTTCCAAGGCATTTATACCACGGAAATCAAATCCGCCATCGCGTCCTACATCGTGCGGCGCTCCATCAGCGTGCTGGAAATCAACGCGTATCTGAAGGAGCTTTCCCAGTTCGTTCGCGGCGAGCTGAACCTGCGCACGCGGGAATTCGGGATTCAGGTCGTTTCCTTTGAGGTGAACGCCATCAGTGTGGACGAGCGCAGGCTGGAGCCCCAGTCGGCGGCTTCGCGCGAGTTCTGTTCCGGCTGCGGCACGCAGCTCTCCCCCAGTGCGTCCTTTTGCCCGGGCTGCGGAAAGCGCATTCGCCGCTGCCGCCGGTGCGGCGCGCTTCTGCCCGCGTCGGACGCGAACTTCTGCCATCATTGCGGCAATCAACTGCCGACTCAGGAGGGATAATTCATGAAATCGAGCACAGCTACCGGACTTGGAAGGTTCAAAACTTCTGCTTTGAAATATCTGGGATGGTTTCTCGCCTTTGACGGCGTATGTCTGCTGATTAACAGCATTGCAAACTGCGGAAGTTCCGGCGATGAGGCGCTTTGCAATGGATTTTTGATTGGAGGAATTTTCGCTCTCGGCATCGGCGTCGCTTGCCTTCTCAGCCATCGCCGTTCGTCCCGCCTGCTGGCAGACTTCCGGAAGTACAACGCCATTCTGGCTTCCGACCCCGTGAAGACGATCTACCGCATCGCGGAGATGACGGGCGAAACGGTGGAGAACGTCCGCAAAAATGTGAACCGCATGATTGAAAAGGGCTACTTCGTGAATGCCTACATCGACCAGAGCGGCAAAATCGTGTTGGCCGACAGAGAGCAGATGAATCAGGTCGTAGGCAACAACGACGGCCGGAAGGATTTCGTCACCATTGCCTGCCCCAGCTGCGGCGGCGTGAACCGGCTGGTAAAGGGACAGGTTTGCAAGTGCGAGTTCTGCGGCGCGTACATCAGCGACAAAGTCTGAGCACTTCATTCCTCCTGCGATGATCACGCGGAATCAAACGGAAAAAATGCGAGACCGCACGGCGTATACTGCTGATAAAGCAAGCGAACAACATGAGGAGGATAAACGCATGAAAAAGCTTTTGACAGTCGGTCTGCTGGTGGTTCTGATTCTGACGAGCGTATTCCTGACGGGCTGCGGCGCAGAGGATACTTCCTCCAAAGCGCAAACCACGGATTCCAGCGAAGTATTCACCCTGTACAAAAAGGCCATGGCCGCCGACGCCTCGGCCGCCGAAAAGCTGCTGCGCACGCCGTGGCAGAACTGGCTGAATCCATCGGCGATTATTGACGCGGCAGAAGTCTTCCTGAAGGCCGAAAACCGCGTGATCGCCTTCCGGCTGGCGCTGGCCGCCGCGGACGCTGGCGACCCGGACGGACAGAACTGGGTAGGAATGAACTATGCGGCGGGCGAAATCATTCGGAAGGACGTTGAAAAGGCGGTTTCCTACTTTAATCTGGCCGCGGCGCAGGGACATCCCACCGCCATGTACTACCTTGGACTCCTGTACTCAAGCGAACTGAATGACAGCAATGCCGCGGTCGAATGGCTTGAAAAGGCCGTAGCAGCCGGATACGAACAGGCGAAGGAACCGCTGAAATCCGCTAAAAAGCAGCTCGCACAGGAGAAAAAGAACTCCACATCCAAGCCTTCCACCGGAAGCGGCACATACAACGGAATTAACTACCCTTACACTCCGTCCTACGGAAACGTCGTGGGCGGCGGCATCAACTACTCCCTCACCCCGTCCTCCGGAAACGGCTTAGTCAGCGGCATCAACTACTCCGTCACCCCGTCCTCCGGAAACGGCTTAGTCAGCGGCATCAACTACTCCCTCACCCCGTCCTCCGGAAACGGCTTAGTTGACGGGATTGACTATTCCATCTCCCCGTACACCATTTCCTCCCCCGACGACAGCCGATGCTCCCTATGCCACGGCACCGAAATTTGTCCTGTTTGCCGCGGTCGAAGGAGAGATTACGTTGGAAAAGGCAGTTACGTAAACTGTGTCAGCTGTAACGGCAGCGGACGCTGCTCCTTCTGCCAATAG